ATTACATTATGATTTTAAGAAATGGAATTTGATAGTTCTTGAAGATATTAAGGCTGGTGAGGAACTGACGGTGAAATATGAATGGTATAAAGTATAATGGGGGGTTTTGTTTTAAATGCCTGAAGTCGTTATTCCCTACAAGCCAAGGAAACTTCAAAAATTTTTGCACAATCAAATCCTTAAGCACCGATTTAATGTTATTATTGCACATAGACGGTCTGGCAAAACGGTGTTGTGCATCAATCATCTGATTAGAGCCGCCCTGACTAATCCGCAGCCGAATCCCAGGTACGCCTTTATCGCACCGACTTTCAAGCAAGGCAAAAGTACGGCATGGGACTATATTAAAAATTATTGCAGAAATATTCCTTATATAAAATTTAACGAATCAGAACTCCGATGCGATTTTCCTAACGGTTCTAGGATTACTATACTGGGTGCCGAAAATGACCAGGCGTTAAGGGGGATCTTTTTAGATGGCTGTGTTTTTGATGAGACGCAAAACATTAGTCCAGTCCTTTTCCCAGAAATTATCCGACCTTCTTTAGCTGATCGAAAAGGTTGGTGCATTTTTATCGGTACACCCAAAGGTCAGAATTATTTTTATAAACTTCACAAACAGGCTTTGGAGGAAGAAGATTGGTGGACAGGCACTTACAAAGCCTCCCAGACTAAAGTGCTTGATGATAAGGAATTGTCAGCCGCACAAAGGGTAATGTCAAAAGACTTGTACGAACAGGAGTTTGAATGTTCGTTTCAGGCTGCCATTACTGGTTCCTACTATGGAAAAATCATTGAGGAGCTTGAAAAATCTAATCGGATTACCGAAGTTCCCTACGATGAAAATTTAAAAACTGAAACCTGGTGGGATTTGGGTCTTAAAGATTCTACCGCCATTTGGTTTGTTCAGCGTTTGCAAAGCCAACTAAGGGTCATAGACTATTATGAAAATTCTGGTGAGGGCTTAGATTTTTATGCTGACGTTCTGGATTCAAAACCTTATAAATATGATAGACATATAGCTCCGCATGATATAAAAGTAAGAGAACTGGGAGCATATGGTAAATCAAGGTTGGAAACGGCTTTGGAATTGGGTATATCATTTGATATAGCTCCGAAACTTTCAATCGAAGATGGAATTGAAATGGTGCGAAAAACTCTACCCCAATGCTATTTCGACAAAAACAAAACTTATCAGGGAACTGAAGCGTTGAAGGCTTACCAAAAAAAATGGGATGAAAGAAATCAGTGCTTTAAGAACAGACCAACGCACAATTTTGCTTCTCATCCATCTGACGCTTTTAGAACAGGGTGTACTTTTTTCGGAGGAAAAGTTAGCGACTGGAAAAAGAAAATTAAAGTGGACACAAGTTACGTAGTTTAATCATGGCAAAAAAAATTCTAAAATTAGAAGACCCAACCTTACGAAGTATTCTTCAAGGACAAATTACTAATGCGATTGGGTATCTAGGCGGTCTCCTTTCCGATCAAAGGGAAAAATCTTTAAAATATTATCAAGGCGATCCATTAGGAAATGAAATGGCTGGAAGAAGCCAAGTCGTTAGCACCGATGTCGCTGACACCGTTGAAAGTTTATTACCGAATTTATTAAGAGTTTTCACTTCATCAGACAAAGTGGTGCAGTGCGAACCAGTCAGAGCTGAAGATGCACCGTTAGCCGACCAGGCAACCGCTTATCTCAATCATATTTTTTATAAAGAGAACGATGGCTTTACCCTTTTGTATAATTTTTTCAAAGATGCCTTAGTAGAAAAAAATGGAATCCTAAAAATCTTCTATGATGAAACCGAAGAAGTCGAACATGAAACTTATAAAAACCTAACCGATGAAGAATATAAAGTTTTAACCGACAATCCTGAAGTTGAAATTTTAGAACATGATGAAAAGGAAGATGAACAAGCTGATAAAGCCATAGAACAATTTGAAGATCAACTGGAAGCACAAGGTATGGATATAGATATTCCTTTACCTAAACTCCATGATTGTCGAATTAAACGAACATCTAAAAAAGGCAAAATTAAAGTAGAGTCTATTCCACCAGAAGAATTTTTAATTGATAAGGATGCGGTTAAACTAGAGGATGCTTTATATGTAGCTCACAGGGTTGAAATGAGCAGAACTCAATTAGTTGAAATGGGTTATGACAAAGACGAAGTTTATAATTTACCAACCTCTGATGCAACGATTATCAATATGGAAAAATTAGCAAGATTTAGAAATATTGAAGACTATCCTTACGATACCTCCAACGATCCTTCTACACAAAAAATTCAAATTTATGAAAATTATATTCGTTATGATTATGATGGCGATGGTATTGCCGAATTAAGAAAAGTCGTTTCGGTTGGATCATCAGGTTATTATATTTTAGAAAATATGCCATGCGATCAAATTCCTTTTGTTTCGGTTACACCGATTCCAATGCCGCATAGATTTTATGGAAGGTCTGTGGCTGAATTAGTAGAAGACATCCAGTTAATGAAATCCACAGTGATGAGACAACTGTTGGATAATATGTATCTAACCAACAACAACAGAGTGGCGATCATGGATGGCATGGTGAACATGGATGATATTCTTACAACTAGACCTGGAGGAATTGTTAGAACGAAACAACCACCGAACCAGGTGATGCAGCCGATACAGGCTCAACCGATTTCACAACAGGCTTTTCCTTTATTGGAATACCTGGATCAAGTCAGGGAAGTACGAACTGGTGTTACCAAATATAATCAAGGATTAGATTCTGAAAGTTTAAATAAAACGGCAACAGGCATTAATGCTATTCTTAATCAAACGCAAATGCGTTCTGAATTGATTGTTAGAATTTTTGCCGAAACAGGCGTTAAGGATTTATTTAGAAAGATGTTTGCCCTTTCGGTTAAATATCAGGATAAAGAAAAAATTATTAAACTTAATAATGAATATATCCCAGTATTGCCGACAGAATGGAAAGACCGTTTTAATATTTCAATTACAGTGGGATTAGGCACAGGCACAAAAGAACAACAAGTGGTGATGCTGAATAATATTTTACAAAAACAACTTCAGGCTTTTGAACTTCAAGGAAAAAGGGACTATCCAATGGTAACGATGAAAAATATGTATAACACCTTATCCAAGATGGTCGAAAATGCTGGATTACAAACAGTGGAAAGTTATTTTGTTGATCCTATTAAGGGACAACAACTGGTAACACCTCCACCTCCTCCACCAGTTTCTCCAATAGAGAAAATTGAAATGGCTAGAATTGACTCAGAAAACAAGAGAAAACTTGCTGATCTGGACTTACGAAGCAAGGAAGCTCAATTAGATCATCAAGCCGACCTATTAGACTTTGAAGCAAAAATTAAAGATATGTCTTTAAAATATAATACTCAATTAGATACGACCAAAATAAAAGCCGATGCAGAGTTGGATAGAGTGATTATTGCAAATGAATCGAAAAACCTTGAACAAGCAGAAAAAAGTGCTAGTATGTTCACCAAGCGTTTTGAAAATATAAATGGACAGCAAAGACCAAGACAAGCGGCTCAAGGAATTGAGCAGATCATCTCAAGCCAAACAGATATTACAGAATAAACTTTTTCAAGATTCGTTTAAGGAACTTAAAAAAATTTATTCAGAAGCTCTGCTGGATAGGACTGCGGTTAGAGAATCTGAGGCCAGAGAAAAATATTGGTTAGCCTATCAAGTTTTAAAAAAGGTAGAGCAACATTTTAAAGAAATTCTTGAAACTGGAAAGTTAGCAGAAAAACAAATTGATGACTTCCAGAAATCTAAAGAAAAGAAATTCTAATCATCAAGGTTAGAATAAGCCAACCCTAATCAGGGAGCTTAAACACAGGAGGACATTTATGTCTGACGTAAATCCATTACTGTCCACAAGGACAGTTGAAGGTGCTGCTGGTGCGGTTGAGTCATTGTTAGATCAGGGTAAGATTAACAAACCGACAACTAAACAAACTCAAGAAGCAAAAGCAGACAAGGTTGTTCAAAAGAAAAAAACAGAGGAAGCCAAACCTACCCAGGAAGCTACCGAAACAAAAACTGAAGAACAGCCACAATCCGAAACTCAATCTGAGGAAACTCAGAAAGTTGAAGATCAAGTAAAAGCATCCGAAGCGGAAAACGCTGAAGAAACTCAAGATACCAGTCTTTACCAAGTCACAGTGAATGGTGAAAAGATTGATGTAAACCTTGATGAACTAAAAGCAGGTTATCAAAAAGATGCCGACTATAGACGAAAGACAGAAGAATTGGCTATTGAAAAAAGACAATTAACTTCTGACAAAGATCGTCTTACAAAAGACTATTCAACCAAGTTAGAAAATTTGAATAATCTGACAGCGACTTTAAACGCTGAAGCAAGTAGCGAACTTAATTCAAAAGAATTAGACAAGCTATTTGATGAAGACCCAAATGAAGCTGCGAAAATTGAGAGAAAAATAAGGCGAAGAAAAGAAACAATCGCACAAGCTCAAAGAAAGCTAAGAACTCAACAACAAGAGCAGTTTCAAAGTGTTTTAAGGGAAGAACAAATGAAGGTGAGATTAAAACATCCTGATTTTGGTGATCCTGTTAAAGGAGCTACCTTACAAACTAATTTGCGAAACTACATGGTACAAAGAGGTTTCAACGATAAAGAAATCGCTGGTATTTATGATAGTCGTATATTTGATGTGGTTTTAGATGGCATGAGTCATCGCAACAATATAAATAGGCCGAAACCAAATTTGGCTAAAAAAATTCATTTCAACTTTT